TTCTGGTGTTGCGTTTGGTAATCGTGTAATTGTTATTTTAGCCATTATCTTCTTCCGTCTGGTCTAAGTTGTAATTTGGTTGACCCTAATCTCCAAGCTGTGTCGTTAACTGTATTAGTTTCATATTTAATTTTAACTGCTCTACCTCTGCCTCTTACATCAATTTTTTCTGTTGTGCTAGTAATAGTGCCTGTTGTAGTTACATTAGATGTAGATTGTGGATACTGCTCAAGAGTTAAAGTGGCTGTCATGTTATTAGTAAGATTATCAAAGTCTGGAACTAATCTACTAACTGACATAAGCTCATCACCATCAGCAATTTCAACAGATCCTGAAGTTAAAAAAGCAGAAAGAGCTGTGCCATCCGCTTGATTGTTTCCTGACTCATGTTCATAAATGTAAGAAGCTCCTGCCGTTAATCCAAGTATAGTAGAAACATTTGCCGTTAAACTTGCGCTATATTCTGTAGCAATTGGCTGTTCATATACATAAGCACCTAACCAAGTTGTTCTACCTAAACTTAATGTGTACCAAGTATTTTCTAAATAATTGTAAGCAACAGCTCTATCTATTTGTGTAGCGTTTTCTGAAGGATAATACCAAATAATTTCATTAAAAGCTGCATTTAAACCACAAGCAATATCGTTTCTATTCGTATAGCTCATGTCATCAAATACATAATCTTGCACGGAACATGGCATTTTTTTAACAACACCATCATACATATAAAAAGAATCATCAGACATCCAATATGCTCTACCGTTAACTTCTATAGCTGCGTGTTGTGCTATTAATCCGCAGTTTGCACCAAGTTGTCTAAGACCAAAAGTAAAAGGTGTACCAACAAATTGAATACCATGCATAGAGGTGTCGGTCCATACGAGTATTTGACCAGACGACTTAACAGCTCCCATAATTCTAGAACCATCTGATATACGTAATGATCCTGCCTCGTTAGTAGATACAGGCGTGTAATCAGTTGCATCTTCTCTATCAGAAAATCTAAATAATAAATCATCTTGCGTGGTTGTTGAGCCTATTGTTGTCTCTGTGCCAAAAATCATTAAGTGTCTTGTGTCAGTAGATACTAAACTAAACCTAGATGCAGTAGGAGCATTAGATAAAGCTGTTGCTCTGGTACCTGTACCACTTGATGTATCCCAAACAAATGTTCCTCCGTTAAGAACGGTAGCAATTAAATCCTCACCAAAATTATCTAAAGACCAGTTTCTTGCATCTACGACAACATTTGAAGAAGATCTCGGTGTATTCCATGTGCTAGTGCTCCAAGTATCCGTGCTCCATCCATATCCATATGTAGATGTAGAAGGTCCAGTAATAATTTGATAACTAGCATTTCCTGATCCACCACCACCTGATGTTGATCCAGAAGCAGTGCTAGTATGTGTAACAGTATAAACACTTGCACTCGTTATTGATGTAATCTCAAACTCTTGGTTCATATTTAAACCATCTATTGATGAAAAAGAATCAAAGGTAACAAAATCACCAACATTTGCACCATGTGCAGCATCTGCTACTGACACTGTAGTTGTGCCATTTGTAGTGAAAGGGTTAGTTAAAGACTCAGTAGCTCTAATAGGTGTAATATCATAAACAGCACCTTCAGTGTAAATATATAATTTTCTATCAGTGCCTAAAGCTAGATATCTTATTCCATCTAAACCAACCCAGCTATGCGTTTCACGAACGACGCCCACAATGGTTTTGTTTGGATTTGGTAAATATGTCCAACCTTTCCATCTTTCGGGTTTTCCGTAGTGAAATCTAACAAAATCAGAATCAACATACTTACGTTGATCTCCTGCTGAATAAGCAGTATCTTGTTTATCAATGCCTGGTTGGAACTTTAAATCAACTAATTTCATGTTGGAGTATACTAAATTATTTATTGTTTTGTGGCAAGAATTGAGTACCTACATGACCTCTAAATGAGTAATTACCCATGTGTGTCATACCACTAGCAATATCAGCGTATATTTTACCACCTATTTTTTGCCATAAACGACAAAAAGCATAGTCTTCAGATAAATATCTTTTGGTGTTTGGCTCTATCATTGTATCAAAAAAAGCATAGTTCCAATCAGAGTTGTCGTGATATTCAAATGTTTTATCATGAGGATCTCCTAAATGTTGATCAGATTTAAATTTAAGATTAGGATATGCTAACGCCATTTTTTTAAATACGTTTCTTTTTATTAACATAAAACCCGTAGCGCCGTCTAACACTTCAATAAAACCTTTATTTACAATTACTTTTTTTGGATCTTTAATATTTAAATTATATTGCAAGGAAGCTGCGTGTAATTCATCTTCTTTAATATTTGGATTATCTTTTACTTTTTTAATAGCTCTTGTCCAATCAATAACTTTTCGTGGATATATACCTGTCACTACATCTTCATCTAAATCTAACATACGAAAAACAGATTGAGGATCAAAAGCTAAATCAGCATCAATAAATAAAAGATGAGTATATTGTGAATCATCCATAAATAATTGCACCAATGTGTTACGAGCTCTTGTTACCAAAGACTCATTACCAATAGTTCCAAATTGTAATTCTATTTTTTTTTGTGCAGCCAAAGCAGTTAGTTGTAAACAACTTTTAAAATAATCTGCCGTAAGCATATTGCCATAGCAAGGTGTACCAATAAAAACTTTAGTCATTTTCTTTATAGAATATGTTAAGTGTGTATCTTTTAGAGCTATCCCCAAAAGATTGTAAATCTGAGTGTGGTATTTTTAAACCATTAAAAAACAATCCTCTGTTCTCTACAAAACCTATGTGCGATGATAACTTTTCGTTATGTAGAAACCCCGTGCCGTTGTTAAGTAAAGGTTCTCCTTTTACAAATAAAAGAAAGTTGGCAACGTTACCTTTATCATCATCAGTATGAAACAAAGGTTCTTTGTTATTTTCTCGTAAATGTGCACTTACGGATATTGGTTCAAGATTTCTATGCGGAAAAAAATATTGTTTAATTAATTTAATTAATGGGTCATCATGAATACTTTTATCAAAAGTATGTCGCATGCCATATAGCTGACCTTCTGGATTCTTTACTTCTTGGTATTTTAATTTTGTTACAGTATCTTGAAGTGACTTTAACGTAGCCTCATCTAAAAAATTATCAACGTACATAACAAACTTTGTATTTTTATTGTGCTGCATTTTAAAAATAATTAATATTAATGTTTATTCTTGCTTTTGCATTCGTACAAGTTGTGCTTGAATGAAGTTTACTAGGGTCAAAAAATAATGCTCTGTTTTCTATTGATTGTATTTCTGTATCATCTTCTAATATTGTTGAACCATCACAAGTATTAAATGATATTATACATCCCTTATGTTTAAATTCATAATCCCTATGTTTAGGGTGCACTATAATTTCTTTAGTGCATGAGTAAAAATTTAATTTCATTCTTCTTAACGCTTTTATTTCCAATGTGTCTTGTAAAAATTTAAACTCATTAAATAAATTACTAGATATTTCAGGACATTGACTTTCAAATAATTGATGTGCAAAATAAAAATTATTATCTTGTACTTGGTTATGATTGTTATTTATTTCAGATTGAAAATACCATGGTAAATGATTTGAAAATACTACATCTTTTAAGTAATTAAATTCTTTTTTTGGTAAAAAGTTATCTATTACTTTTGTTTCCATATTATTTAATATGTAACAAACTCCCAAATGTTCCTAAAGAACCAACAGGTAATGTATTAAAAGATACAAAATATTTTTCTTCTTCAGACGTGTTTTTTTCAATAGTGTAAAATAAATTAGAAGGAAACATTATACACATTCCAGCTTTTGGTTTAATACAAAAATTTTTCCAAGATCTAGGAAATCTTTCTGGTTCATGTATTAGAGGAGAAAAATTAAACATTTTATTTCCATCTTCATTATCTGTAAAACACATTGTTGGACCATCTTTTAAATAAACACAGCCAGAAATATAACTATTAGGATGTCTTTGAGCAGGTATAAATTGATCAGTTCCAATTTGATGTGTCCAAGAAGAAATTACTCTAATAGCTTTTAAATCATGACCATAATCTTTAGTTCCAAATTCATGAACTTTTAAAGAAATTTCTTTTTTTAAATCTTTTAATTCAGAGTTATCTAAAACATATTGATTTCCACTGTAGTGACCATATTCTCTATAATCATTATTCCATAAATAATCTTGTTCCTTTAAAATTTTATCAAGATCTTTTTTAATTGTCTTATCTTGTAAACTAACCAAGTCTACAGTTTTAATTGTCTTAGGAAAAACATCATATATAGTCATTAATTACCTCCTTTAAATGAAGACGGAAGACCTAACATTGGACGATTGTCAAAACTGTTTTTATCCTTAAAATCTCCATCTAAATTATTGTAATGCAAAAATACTTGAGAACACTCTAATCCATCAAAAGGTTCTCTCCAATGTTCTAAATCACAACCACTATAAACTAATCCATCTCCTGGTCTAAGCACTACTTTTATTCCTTTGTTTGGATTTGATTTAACAACTGTTGATGTTTCACTCCCACCTAAAACACTAGACTGACCAGTAGGATCTAAATATATAGGCCATTCATCTCCTCCTAAATTTACAGTAGTAGAAATTTGACAAGAAGGTCTATCTTTATGTCGATGTAACGTATCACCTTGTTTGTATACACGCACATAAGAATATGTTTCAACTAATCTTAATCCCGTAGATCTTTCTACAGGAAATTTTACTCTTTCTAATAAAGTTTCCATAGCCATATCAGAATAATGAGAATACGTATTTGGTATTTGTGCATCATTCCATGTCCCCCATGTTTGATCAAATGGGGTAAACCAATTATTATCTGTTAAAAATCTAACAGTTTGTCTTTTTCTTAAAAGGTAGTGATGAAGAAAAGTTGCTACCTCTTTAGGTATAATTTTTTTCACTATAGCATATTTTTTATCTTTAAACATAAGGGTATCCTAAATTCCAAGTTACTAAACTATAACGTGTTCCTTCTGTTACAGGGGTAACTCTATGGTAAATAAAAGAAGGGAAAACAATTATACTTCCTTTCTTTCTAAACTCTGGGACTTTTTTAACATTTTTTCCTTTATCAGAATTTCTAAAGTCAAATTGAAAATCTCCACCTTTATAATCATTATCATCTGATAAAGATATAACAGCCGATAGTTTTCTTATTTTTCCATGTTCTGGATGTCCAGGTTTATTATATGGTTTAACAAAAGCATCACAGTGCCAATGATAATATTGATTAAGTTTATATTTTGTGAATTGACATGATTCAGTAAAATCCCATTGAAAATTCCATCCTGCTGAAACGTTAGCATCATTAACAAAAGGATGTAAATATCTATATAACCACTTTTGCTTTAACCAAACAACATTTGAATTTCTTTGTGTGTGTACTGCATCAAGTGCTTTTTTATTATCTGGTTGAGATTTTTCTTCTCCTACCCACGCTATAGATTCTTTCTGTGAAAGCCCATATTTAATAATATCATCACAAATATGATGAGGTAATTTTTGTTGATATAACCAATATCCTGTATCAATATTCACTCTAGGATTATTACCATATTTTACTATGGCTGTAAATTCAAGATTTAAGTAATTTTAACCCATACTTTTGGATCAGCTGAATTGTTCCAATAAAAATTATCATTTATACTAAAATTATTAACTAAATCTAAAGTTACAAAAGTACCACGTGATTCATCCCAAATAGTGTAATCTATTGTAATGGTTTTGACTGGATCCGTAGGTAAAGCAAAACTATTAGGAAAAGCAATTGGAGGATCCCACCATCCATTACTATTCAAAACCCAACTATCCCAAGGCTGCTTGGGAACAAATTTATCTATGTCTGCTTTATAAATATTCGTTGCTCCAGCATACTTTCCTCTATGAGAAGCATCTTTAAATGTTTGTTTGTAAGTTCCTAATTTTATATTATCTGAAACCCATTGTTCAGCTTGGGCAGATAAATCTCCACCATTAGCATCTACGTCAGATTGAGGAACTGAAATAACTTCCAAAACAATTTTATCATTATCTAAACGAGCGAAATAAGCCATATTTTATCCTATTGATATTTGTACCTAACTACTACTACACCATCTCCACCAGTACTACCGTGAGAAGGTCCTGGACCTGGGGCACCGCCACCTGCTCCTTGGCCTCCACCGCCACCGCCACCTTTTCCATCAGTGCCTGCACTAGATGTAGTTGATGGATTACCTGCTCCTGTTCCTCCACCACCAGATGGGGATGCAGGTCCTGGTCCACCAGATTGTCCTGAAGCGCCACCGCCACCAGCATAATCTACTGAACTTCCTGGAATAGAAATAGATGTTCCAGCACCGCCAGCACCGCCAGCCGTACCACTATTTGCTCCCCCTACTGCGCCGTGACCACCGCCACCTGCCGCTCCTGAAGGAGGGGCTGTTGGACTACTTGAGCCACCGTTATTTCCTTGTGATGGACTTACTGGAGGGGTATTTCCTGCTCCACCAGGGGCAGCTCGAGAAGAACCTCCTCCTGATCCACCTGATTTAGCTGTTCCACTTTTATTACCAAAAGTATTACCTCCGCCACCACCAGCTGAAGTTATTGATGAGAAAATAGAATTGGCTCCATTAGAACCTTGACTAGCAGAACTTCTTCCATTGTTATTATTAGCTCCGCCTCCGCCTACAGTTATAGGATAAGATGTAGCTGATACAGAAAGACCTCCTGTAGCTGGACTTGGGAAATTATATCTCATTCCCCCAGCACCGCCGCCTCCGCCGTGGTCTGCTCCACCACCGCCTCCGCCAGCAACAACTAGATATTCAACAGTATTAGAGCCTGCTGCATTACCCATTGTCGTAACTTCAAATGTTCCTGAACTTGTAAATGTATGAATTTTAAAATCACCACTAGTTGTTATTGTACCACCAGTACCAACAATAAATACAGCGTCAACTGCACCATAAAAATCTGATAATGCTAGTGTTCCTGAAGTAGGAATATCACTGTTAGCTGGAACGTTAGGGACTTCACTACCTCCACGGTAGTATTCACTCATAGCGTGAGGCTGAGAACCCCCAAACTCATCTACAAGATCTTGTATTGATATTGCTCCACTTGAAGGGACTGCCATATTATTTTCCTTTTAGCTGATCGATCTCTGCTTTAAGCTCCTTAATAGATTCTATTAAAACAGCACATATTTTTCCATAATCAACAGATTTTGTTTTAAAATCGTCGTCTTTTGTTAATACAACTTGAGGTAAAACTTCTTCCATATCTTGGGCTAATACCCCAACTTGTTCTCTAGCATCGTCTATATCATTTCTTTTATAGTAAACACCCTGCATTTTTGTTACTTTAGATAAAGCATTATCAATATTTTTTATATCTGTTTTAAGTCTTTTATCAGAGAAAGCTGTTACATCATTATTGAAAGTTGCTGCACCAGCACCTGACATATCAAGAGTTAAAGCAGTAATTGCTGCAGTGTTATCAACACCTTTAAAAAT